GGATTCGACCGTGTGTGAGTTTTTTGTTGTAATTGGGCAGTCGAATACTGTCTATATAACTGCCTAGATCAGCTTCATATCTGTGTTCGGCTTGGCAATGCGGGCACACACTTTCAAAACTCATTGTATTGCCGTAACTGGCAATTCTGATAGCAATCAGAACAGCATCTACATCGGTACTGGGCATTTGCCATGCGTCTTGAATGTTTGGACAACAGCTCTGTATCACATCTATAACCCCTTGCCCATTTAATAGTGCATCAGGAGTACGTAAAACAATTTCATCGCGGGCAGTCATTGGAAAAACCGGCAATTCGCCGTTGTCTGGCATGTCCAGTCCTGATGTCCAAAACTGTCCTTGACTGGGCAATTTTATGTAAATGGCAGGTTGTCTGAAGTGTGCTCGCAGCGGATTAATTGGTTTTGCATCCATTTTTGATTCCTATAAATAATTGATAACATAGGTATTTATAGGCAAAAACATGGCTGAAATTAATGATCTAATGAACCAGTTGAACCAACTGGGTGCTGCAATACAGAACACTGCCAGCTCAATTAATGCAGCTGGAGCTCGAACCCGAAACTCAATTCAAAGTGTTGGACAGAGTATGGCCAGTCTGCGTATGCAGATGCAGCGAGGTACTGGATCAGTTACGGAATATGCACAACAATTAAAAATAGTTAGCCAGAGGTACGATTCACTGCATCAAAGCTTAAAGGACAGCAGTGCAGGTCAAGCCATGTTTGCTGAACAAAGTCGTATGAGCAGTCAGATAATACGACAAACCATGGGCGAGTTGGCCGGATCAGTGACCAAGTCTGGTATCACATTAGCACTTGATCATTTTAAAACTCAATTTTTTACCACAGTAAAGAGTTTACAGGACAATGTGGGCGGAACTGCCACTGCGTTTGCACTAACAAACAATGCACTGAACACGCAGATAAAGGCACTGGAACAATTGCAATCGTCGTTGGAAGGTGCCACTGGAGTGTTAGCACTGCTACCAGGGTACGGTAAAGCAGCCGCCGCGTTTACTGCTGTAGGGTCAGTAATAGCTGGTTTAAGCAAAGACATGACCAAATTGCAAGCAGAAGGTGTGCAGGTATTGCAAACAGAGATAGTGAAGTCGGAAATAGCATTTAAGGCAATGACTGCGTCAGGTGCACAGTTTGTGCAAGGCTTCGGAGAAATGCGTCATGTCGCTGCTGTTCTAAGAATGGATCTGTCTGAATTGTCAAAATTTGTTGCTGCAAATAGCGAAACAATGGCAAAATTTGGTGGTTCGGTTACAGGTGGACTAAAACGATTTCAAAGCGCCAGCAGTCAAATAACTGATCAAACTCGTTTGGAATTAACAAAATTGGGCTACTCGTACGAGGATCAGGCTCAAGGCATGGCCGATTACATGGAAATGATGCAACAGGCAGGTCGCTTGCAACAAATGACTGACGAGCAAGTGGCCAAAGGAACCAAAGACTACCTGTTCAATCTTAGAGCTATAACAGCATTAACCGGCGAAGATGCTAAAAAAGCTCAAGCTCGTGCTAGAGAAGCCAGTACACAATTGGCAGTACAATCCAAACTGCAAAACATGGGTGCTGGTGCCATGGAAAGATTCCGCACCGGTGTTGCAAACATGGAACCATTCATGCAAAAGGCATTGCAGGAAGCACTGGCATTTGACGGTACTGTGGTAGATCAAGGACTAAATCAACTGTTTGCAATGAGTCCAGCTAGGGAAGAATTGTTTAGAAGAACGCAGAAAGATATGATGGATCAATCACTAGATTCTGCGGAAGTTACTAGAAGATATCAACAGTACGTTAAAGAATTGGGTCCCCAAATGGCCAAGGAAGCAAGCAGTCTTGGTGACAGTGTGGGTGCTGTCAATTTGGCCACAGGTGGTCTAGGCAATCTAACCAAAATGCTAGAGTCAACTTTGGAACTAGGTCTAAAAGGGCAAGCAGATTTTAACAGCAAGTTGCCTGATGTAGTTAGAATTACCGGTGAACTTGCAACCTCTCAAGAACAGTTGCTCAATACCACGGCCGCAGTACAAGTGGCCTTCAAGAATTATCAGGCACAGTTAACCGAAGCCTTGACAAAACCCGCAACTGATTTTGCAACAAAAGGTGTCCCATATGGACCAGAATTTTTAGCAAACAAGGGCATGATGAAACAGTTAGATGACAGTTTTGGACTGACTGTGGCAGGTCTTAACAGGGTTGGTGTAGTGCTGGAAAATATTCCTAAAAGTATACAAGATGCAGCAAACACAATAAAAACTGGTGCTAGCAGCTTTGTATTGGAAATTTTTAAAGGTATGAAGGAAGGTCGTGAGGACGCATCTAGAACAAATACCGCCCCCAACGTTGAACAAATGCCAATGGCACGCGGTGGTGTATTACGGGGACCAGAATCTGGTTATCGATCGGGTGCAACATTTCACGGAAACGAAGCAGTTATTCCATTGGGATCAGGTGACACAATTGCAGTTGATTTGCGTAGTCCGTCGGGTCTAATCGAATCGGCTGTGCAAAAAGCACAGGATCAAGCAGGCGCGGGAAACAAATCCACAGAAGCAATACAAACTGCACTGCAAACATTGTTTGATAGTCCCAATCTAATGACCAGATCAATGTTGGAACTCAAACAGCAACTGGCAAGTGACAATCAAATGTCGCTGTCAGTTATAAAACAATACACTGACAAAATGGATACATTAATCGCTGCTGTAAACTATAACGAAGACTATCTAAAAAGAATCGCTGATAACACAGCATAAACACGGTAAATATAGCATACTCGGAACTACACATGTCTTGGAAAAAATACTTTAAATCGTCTAATTTGCCTAGTAATATCAGTCCCTTAGGCGGCGGGCGCATGCCTGACCCTGGCTACAGAAATTATCAAAGCAACTTGCCCGACGTTTACATTGGACATCCAAATCGTATTGAAAGATACAATCAATACGAACAAATGGACATGGATTCGGAAATCAATGCAGCATTGGATATTCTAGCCGAGTTCATGACTCAGAAAAATGAAGCCAATAACACACCATTTGATATAAAATACAAAGATCAACCCACTGACAACGAAGTTAAAATTATCAAAGAACAGCTACAACAATGGGTAAGTTTAAATGAATTTAACAAAAGAATATTTAGAATAGTTAGAAATACTATCAAATACGGTGACCAAGTGTTTGTGAGAGACCCGGAAAATTTCAAGATGTTTTGGGTAGAAATGAGCAAAGTTGTCAAGGTTATTGTCAACGAAAGCGAAGGCAAAAAACCTGAGCAATACATAGTAAAAGATCTAAATCCCAACTTTGAAAACTTGTCAGTGACTGCTGTGACTACTACAGATCAGTACATGAATCACCCACAGGTAGGCGGACCGTCGGGCAGTTATGTACAGCCCAATGTTCCGTTGGGCGGCGGCGGAAGATTTACAAGAGCACAAAACGAAGCAGCTATCAATGCTGAACACATAGTGCATTTGAGTTTAACTGAAGGTTTAGATGCTTTCTGGCCATTTGGTACCAGCGTACTAGAAAATGTTTTCAAGGTTTTTAAACAAAAAGAACTACTTGAAGATTCGGTAATTATCTATCGTGTACAGCGAGCACCAGAACGTCGTGTATTCAAAATTGATGTAGGTAACATGCCCAGTCACATGGCCATGGCCTACGTTGAACGTATCAAAAATGAAATCAGTCAACGCAGAATTCCCACACAGAGCGGCGGTGGCACTAACATGATGGACGCAACATACAATCCGTTGGCTCAAATGGAAGATTACTTTTTCCCGCAAACAGCTGAAGGACGAGGTTCTACTGTTGATACCTTACAAGGTGCCAGCAATCTAGGAGAAATCACAGACTTACGTTACTTTACTAACAAATTATTCCGCGGTTTGCGTATTCCAAGCAGTTATTTGCCGGTGGCACTGGAGGACGGAACACAAGCATACAACGATGGCAGAGTAGGCACAGCCTTAATTCAAGAATGGAGATTTAATCAGTACTGTCAGAGACTGCAAAATGCCATAATTGAAAAAATGGATCAAGAGTTTAAGTTGTTTATGCGTTGGCGCGGGGTTAACATTGATAGCCAACTGTTTGAGTTAGTGTTTGAACCACCACAGAATTTTGCACAATATAGACAAGCTGATATAGATAGTGCTCGTATTGCTACATTTACTCAACTGGAAGCTTATCCATATATGAGTAAGCGTTGGCTTATGAAACGCTATTTAGGTTTGAGCGAACAAGAAATGAGCGAAAACGAAACTATGTGGGCCGAGGAGCAGGGCGATGTTGATATTGCTCCGGCGGATGATCCTAACTTGCGAAGTGTTGGTATTAGTCCAGGCGGTATCGCCAATGATTTAGAAAATGTAGCTCCACCTGCAGAAGCTCCACCAGAAGGCGAAGCAGCACCAATCGGGGCTGCACCAACAGCCGGGGGCCCAGTGGCAGCCCCGGCTCAAACAGCACCAGCTGGTGCAGCAATTTAAACAATTTTGGGTAAATAATATTATGATATTAGCTGAATTTTTTAAACCTGCTGTGCCTGGCTATCAAAGTGATAGTCAAGATCGGACGCCTTTAAAACTGAGTGATCTACGTAAAACCAGACTGACTTTTGGTGATTTAAATCGTTTGCGTATGGCCAATGATGTGCGTAAAATCGAACATGAACAAAAATTAGAAAAAGTTGCTAATCAGTACAAGCCACCTGCAGCAGCACCTGGACCCATGTAGTCCGTCGAAATCCTTCAAAAAACACCTATTTAACCCCATAATCTACGTATTTTAGTAAATAAAATACAGCCATATTATTATAAGGAGTTCCTAATGAACAAATATGAACAGCTAATTGAACACATTATCAACGACGAGGAAGATCAAGCTCGTGCGTTGTTTCACGAAATTGTAGTAGAAAAAAGTCGCGATATTTACGAAAGTTTAATGGATGAAGAATATGCCGAAGAAGGCACAGGCGGTAGTCCGGTTCATTCCATGATGCAAGAAATTGATGCAGACGAAAATGGCGGCATGGTCGAAGGCAATGACGAAATGGACGGCGACATGGATCCAATGGCCATGGGCGACAAAGAAGGCGACGAAGGCGATCTAGAACAAAAAGTTATGGATCTCGAGGACGAACTAGAAGCCTTAAAAGCAGAATTTGAACAGCTAATGGGCGACGAAGAAGGCGACGAAGAAGGCGACATGGGCGACATGGGCGACATGGGCGACATGGGCGATATGGGCGACATGGGCGATATGGGCGATATGGATCCAATGGCCATGGGCGACAAAGAGGAAGAGGAAGAGGAAGAAGAAGGCTATTCCATGATGGAAGAAGAAGTTTACGAGTCTACTCAGCGTCGTCCTCTACAAAAAACAGCAGTAGATTTAATGCGCGAATACGTAGAAAAAATTGGTACTAACAATGGACCAATGGTAGGCAGCGGCGCAGGCGGCGATCGTGCCAGTGGTAATGATCAGTCAATCGTGGCTGGTAAAAATGACATGGGCGGTACAGCCAAGAACTTAGTCCAAGGTACTAGCGAAAGCGCACCTGATGGCACAAGTGCTCCAAAAAAAGGTACGACCAAAGACCTACCAGGTGCTGGTAAGTTTGAAAATGTGCCGGGAGCTAAAGCAGGCAAGACTTTCTCAAACAAAGAGAAAGCAAAAACAGGCGAAGAAGGCGGCATTAACAAGCACAGCATCGAACCTGGTAATAATTAATTAGGACAATAATATGGCTTTGTACCTAAGAGAGCAACTTACATTTGACCGGGCGCAAATTAAAATCCTCGAAGAGGAAGCGTCCGGGCCAGATGGCAAGAAGAATCTTTACCTAGAAGGGATATGCATTCAAGGTGATGTAATGAATGAGAACAAGCGTGTATATCCCATGACAGAAATTAAAAAGGCCGTAGAACAAATCAACGAAACTATAAGGGAAGGCAAAAGCGTTCTTGGAGAAGTTGATCACCCTGATGACCTAAAGATTAATTTGGATCGTGTATCGCATATGATTACAGGTATGTGGATGGATGGTCCTTGTGGATTTGGCAAACTTAAAATTCTACCAACACCAATGGGTGAACTTGTTAAAGCAATGATCACCAGTGGTGTAAAGTTGGGTGTAAGCAGCCGCGGATCCGGAGAAGTAGCAGACAACGGTCGTGTAAGTGGTTTTGATATTATTACCGTTGACATTGTAGCACAACCTAGTGCCCCAAATGCATATCCTAAAGCAATCTATGAGGGCTTGATGAATATGCGCCATGGACACCGAGTGTTAGATGTGGCTCGTGATGCCACACAAGATCAAAGAGTACAGAAGTACCTGAAAGAAGGCATTACACGCCTTATCAAAGACCTTAAGTTAAAATAGGAGAAACCTGAT